CAATTTAAACGAGCAGCCAAGACTGCTAAGAAAAGATAATGGCAAAGACAGCAGCATGGCAGCGTAAAGAAGGTAAGAACCCAAAGGGGGGTTTAAATGCCAAAGGTCGTGCTAGTTATAAAAGACAGACTGGGGGAACGTTAAAAGCTCCTAGCAAAAAAGTAGGAAACAAACGTAGAGCATCGTTTTGTGCTAGAATGAAAGGCATGAAACGTAAGCTAACCTCTGCTAAGACTGCAAGAGATCCTAATAGCAGAATAAATAAATCATTAAGAGCATGGAATTGTTAATATGAGTAAAAAATTAGAAAAATTAGCTGATGAAATGATTAACTTAAGTCCAGAAGAAGGACAAAAGTTAGCTTTAATAATCAGAGCAAAAGTTATGCCTGAACAGGCTAAACAACAACAGCAACAGGGTTTATTACAGCAGCAAAACCCTCAAGCTCAACAACAAATGGCAATGATGGGTAAACGACCAGGTGGTAATATGCCTATGCCTAATTCAAGAGAAGCTGCTATGAGAGGACTATTAAGATGATCAACAAAATAGCTACACTCTTTGTTAAGAAAAAACCAACTTTTTTAGAAAAAGCTAAAAGTACAGCTACATCATATGGTTCTAAAGCTAAAGCAAAGGGTATGGACGCATTTGGAAAAATGCAAAAAACTAAAATATACAAAGACGCATCAAACTCTATTAGTGAGTTAAGTGCTAAATATAAAAAATTGCCTAAGAACTACAAAACAGGAATTAAAGTAGCAGGTGCTACAGCTGTTGTTGGTGGTGCTTATGCAGCAGGTAAATCAAAAAGGAAATCATAATGCCACAAGTAGGAAAGAAAAAATTTAGTTACACTAAAGCTGGTAAAAAAAAAGCTAAAGCATACGCTAAAAAAACTGGAAAGAAAATGAAAAAAGGTAAATATTAATGTTAAAAGGTAAACAAAAAAATCTACCACCTGCTTTAAAAAAGAAAATTATGGCAGCTAAAATGAAGAAAAAAAAATCTAACAAAAAAATAAAGAAATAATATGATCAACGTAGATGGTAACTATAAACAAAAGTTAAAAAAAGGTTACGCAAAAACCAAGAAATATATTACTAAAAAAACATTACCTTCAGCAGCTAAAACATATAAATCATATGTAGCTCCAACTGTAGGTTTGTTTAAAAGTGCAGCTAATATAGCAACTGGCGTAGGTAAACTTGCGTTAAGAAATCCATTATTAGCAGCTGGTACTTATGTAGCTAGTAAAGGTTTTAAACCAAAAGGTAAATTTTCTAAAGGTAGAAAGTTCTATGAATTTGGTGATGCTGGTAAAGTATTATCTAAAGGTGGAAAAAAATTTTATGGTTGAAGATAAAACAGAAGAAACTAAAGCAGAAAATCATGGTGGTAAAAGACCTGGAGCTGGTAGACCTGCTGGTGCAAAGACTAAAAAGAATTGGAAGTCTATGGAGGAGATGGCTGTAAAATACCAACATTCTCCTTTGGATTATTTATTATCTGTGTTAAACAATCCTATGAGCTCACCTGAACGTAAAATGTATGCAGCTGAAAAAGCAGCACCATTTGTTCATGCAAGATTAGCCTCAACTAATACTAAAATAGGAACAGATGAACCAATTGCAATCAAAGTCTCCTGGCAAAAAGACGACTAAGAAAAAAGTCGCTGAAGTAGAAATACCCTATAAGCCTAGACCTTACCAACAAGATGTACATGCATCACTTAAAAGATTTAGTGTTCTTGTATGTCATAGACGATTTGGTAAATCAGTATTAGCTATTAACGAATTAATTAAGACAGCAGCAGATAAACAAAGATCCCTTTGTGCATTCATAGCACCGACTTATCGTCAAGGTAAAGCAATCGCTTGGGAATATTTAAAATATTATACTAAACCACTAATGCATTTTGGTGGAACTAGAAATGAAACAGAATTAAGAATAGATCTATTTAATGGATCACGTATTCAAATTTTTGGGGCAGACAATCCAGATAGTATTCGTGGAATGGGATTTGATAAAGTTGTAATGGACGAATATGCTATCATGTCTCCAAGAGTGTGGACCGAAATTGTAAGACCAGCAGTATCAGATAAACTAGGATCAGTTTTATTTATAGGTACGCCAATGGGACATAACCAGTTTTGGGAAGTATTTGACTTTGCACAACGTGGTCATAAAGATTGGTATGGTAAGTTATATAGAGCATCTGAAACACAAGTAATACCAGATGACGAGTTAGAACAAGCTCGTGCTATAATGACTGAAGAACAATATCAACAAGAATTTGAGTGTTCATTTACAGCAGCAGTATCTGGAAGTTATTATGGCAGATTAATAACTAAAGCAGATAAAGAAGAACGAATAGGCGAAGTACCTGTAGACGAAAATGCAGGAGTGGAAACGTGGTGGGATTTGGGGATAGGAGATTCAACTGCAATATGGTTTGCACAAAGAATAGGAAATGAAATTCATTTGATAGACTATTACGAAACTTCAGGTGAATCATTAGCACACTATGCTGATATACTTATGGAGAAAGATTATGCTTATAGCAGACATATAGCTCCACACGATATAATGGCACGTGAGCTTGGAACAGGTAAGTCAAGATTAGAAGTAGCTCAAGAATTAGGTATTGACTTTGAAGTAGCACCTAAGTTAGAAGTAGATCATGGTATTGAATCTGTAAGAAATACTTTACCTAATTGTTACTTCGATAGAGTTAAATGTAAAACAGGATTAGATGCTTTGAGACAGTATCGAAAACAATGGGATGATAAAAACCAAGTGTTTAAGAATAAACCTCTCCATGACTGGTGCTCACACGCAAGTGATGCCTTCAGATATGGATGTGTTCATGATCCTATTGATACATCAGAATGGGATAAACCAATTAATATAGATACAAAATACGTAGTATGAAAAAACAACCAAAATCAAATCAAGAAATATTATCAGTAGTAAGTAGAGAGATACATAACGCATCAGGTTATATTGGTGGAGAACTTGTAGCTAGAAGAAAAAAATCATTAGAATATTATTTAGGATCACCTCTTGGTAATGAACAAGAAGGTAGATCTCAAGTAGTATCAAATGATGTTTTAGATACAGTAGAAAGTTTAATGCCATCTTTGATGAGAATATTTACATCAGGTGATAATGTATTTAATTGTGAAGGCATGGGGCCTGAAGATGAAGAAATGGCTAGACAATGTTCTGACTATTTAAACTACATCTTTTATAAAGAAAACGATGGGTTCTTATCTTTATATACTGCATTTAAAGATGCACTAATCCAAAAGAATGGAATACTAAAAGTATATTGGGATAACGCAGCTAAAACTGAAAGAGAAGAATATACTAGATTAACAGATGATGAGTTTAATGATTTAGTTGCAGATACAGAAGTTAAAGTTTCTAATCATACAAAATACGAAGAAGCTATTACAGATGATAGAGGAAAAGAAATAGATAAAATTCCTTTACATGATATAGTAATACATAGAACAAAATTATATGGAAAGGTTAGAATAGATCCTGTTCCACCTGAAGAATTTCTAATTGAAAGAAGATGTAAATCAATTGATACTGCAAACTTTGTTTGTCATAGAGTAAACAAAACAAGAACAGAATTAGTTGAAATGGGATATGATCCAGAAGTAGTAGCATCACTACCAACTGGTGATGGAGATTATTATACTGAAGATAAATTTACTAGACATCAAAGTGTAGATTTTTCACATGGAGAAACTGATGGTGATAAAAGTACACAAGATGTTTTAATACATGAATGCTATGTAAGAATGGATGTAGATGGTGATGGTATTGCAGAACTATTAAAAATCACAGTAGCAGGAGATGGTAAAAAATTATTAGACATGGAAGAAATAGATACAATGCCATTTGTATCAATGACTCCAGTTATCATGCCACACAGATTCTATGGAAGAAGCATAGCTGAATTGGTAGAAGATATACAATTAATTAAGTCTACTGTAATGCGACAGATGTTAGATAATATGTATTTAACAAATAATAATAGAGTTGCAGTACAAGATGGACAGGTTGCAATGGATGACTTATTAACTAATCGTCCTGGAGGAATTGTTAGAACCAAACAACCTCCTCAAAACGTAATGATGCCTATACAGGCACAACCGATTACTGAACAAGCAAGTGGTATGTTAGGCTATCTAGATTCTGTAAAAGAAACTAGAACAGGCGTTACAAGAACATCACAAG